CCTATTTGGGTACACCACTACATCCACAACATTGTTGCGCGCAGAGGATCTTTGTTCATCATAATCATGGATGTGATTAAATCAATGTCTCCTCGCATAGCGTGTAGCGGTATCCCATACGATTTAGCCAGCCCTATACGTGTACCACCGTATAACTGTCTATACATACCATACTGTGCCGCCTGCAACCAGTCACTGGGTTGGATATCTGTATTATATTCAATAATACATCCAAACTCATGTGATAGTGCTCTATCGTACACAGCCTGTTTTGTACTGTCTAAAACTTGTTCAAGGTAAGTTTCCAACCCATATTTTGTCGTAATCCACTCAGCAAAATCATACATACCGGGGAGGACCTGCTCCTCCTCATGTTTTTTGTCGGGTGGTTTCTTTATCTTCACTCTTCTAATAGTGTATGCCAGTGACTCATTTGTGGGTTCAGTTGCACACCCGCCCTTAGATACGTGTGTAATTTCGTAGATATTCCCTGCGTTCTTCTGCAATGACCATTTTCTCTCAGTGTATCTATACTGACTGTTAATGACAGTCTCAAGTATGTCACGTTTAAATCCACGCTTAAGTGCTTCCTGCTTTCTCGTCGCTATAGCTTTAAATATCGCCAGTGGGTCGTTCGGTATAGCCATTTCTGTTGGCCCGTGAACTAGGGTAGCTATAGATCGAGCCAAATATTGACTACCATCACCTACATTATGGTCAACACGTAAAAATTCAGCAATCGAACCCAGATAACACTTTGAACTCTGGAATCTAATGTTATATATTTGAGCATTCTTTTCGATGTTTTGTGTCTGCTTCAATGTGGTTACTGCGCCTAAAATATCATCACCACTATGTGTTGTGGGAAATGGATCCTGTTCAGTCATGACCTGCGTGTAAATTACGTTGAGTACAGTATTCATGAATGTAGTTAGCCTCCACCCAGAAAGCAAGGTACCCTGTGCCCTATAGCTGCCATTATGCCTGTCCTGTATGACTACGTCTTCTAATGATTTAGTCACCCAGCCCAAAGCTTCAAGTTGCTGTGGTGAGAGGTCAGCCTCAAATACTTTCCCATACGCCCTGAGCACCTGCTGCATTGCGCTCGTAGAGTGTTGGGCATTGAAATCTTCAAAATCAAAGCAATATGGTACACCGTTCTTCAGCACTTCACGTACGGTAGCCCCTACCCTGGTAGCCTCTGCTTCTTGGGCTATAGGCACTATTGTGGCCAACGCTTCTTCACAACCGTTCATAGCAAAACTGGACAATATAAAATTCGTATTATCTACACTATATATAGCACGCTGTTTCCCCCACTCATATTTTGTAGAGGCTCTCGCAACTATTTGTGGTGTTCTGCTTGTGAAGAACTCCAAATCCCTCTTCGGCATGGCACAACAAGCATATAATTTGTTCTTTAACATTGGATCACTTGATATGTATTGCTGATCTTCAATGTATTGTGAATGGTAAGCTCCAGGTGGGGCCCATTGCCACCTCATTTTAAAGTAAGTGTCAAAGTGACTCTTAAATGGTCTCCCACCACGTCTTTTAACTTTCTTGAACAACTCATGAGCCCGCTCTAATATGTCTATGTCACTAATTGTTACAGTATTTGGATTCACTCGATGTTCTTTTTCTGTTTCCCACGATACTGCGCCAATACCTCTATTTACTAATACCTCGAATTCAAAAAATATACTGCAATCTATGCCGCACAGATTTTGGATAGCTTTAAGCTTTAACGAAATCTCTTTTTTTACTGTTTTTGCAAAGTCCTCAAGACTATCATAAGACCACAACCATAGTGCAGACCTACTAATTAGAGTATAATGTTCCTCTGGCATACCAAGTACCCACAATATAAAACCTATCATGGCTGATTCACTCATTAACTGTCTATTTATCATACTATACATCCACTCATACATAAACGCACAGCGTTCTTCTATAATCTTGATATCTATATCACGCAGCTCATTAATGGTCATGTGTCGCATGTGCCTAGCCGATATTTTTGCATTATCCAACATTAACTGTTTATTATAAACTTCATTAAACAACGCTTTGTGTTCAGGTTTCGGTCCCCGTTGTTGAGTTATTTCATAGTGCCTGATACTATCTGTAGTTATATGCAGCACATGTGACATGACTGTGCTGTTGTCAACCTTGCCGAAAGGGAATAGATTCGGACCAAATTGGATACGGGACATGCGTAGCATCGCGTGTTTCCCCATTGTCCTCAGATCGTTGGTTAAAGAAACGTAACACGTAGTAGCTCGCAGAGCAACGTTATATATACAAAGGCAGTAAACCACGTCAGTATTAAATTTGACATGCACCCAACCATCAAGGTTGATGCCATACAATACATCAAATAATACATATTTACAATCAACGAATGTTTTTTCTATGATGGTATCACCTACCACGTCTATATACAATAGAGCTTTGCGCAGTTCAGCTAGACCGCGTTTTCGGTTGTATTCTGGTCTATATCTGGCGGACCAACATCGTTCACCGCTAATTTCAAATCTCCTATAGGCACGGGGAGTGGGACAGCTTGCTCTGGATAGGTTATTTGAAAATCCGACGTAACATAGTCATAATCAGCCAATAGGTACGCCTGGTAGTTAGTGGAAGTGTGTTTTACGCCTTTGTAATAACGCACGCCTGCATAACTTCTTTCGTCGACATAACATACTGGTGAATTGAACTGCGCTCTTGCCAGTGGTGTAGGTGTATCTCTTTGCCATTGAAACACCATTCTACAATTCAACGCAAGCGACAAGTCAGACCCAAACACGTGCTGTCTTCTGCTTAATGATAAAAATTCATACGCTGTAGGTGTATCAAGCGTGCCAATGTTTACTGGTGGCATTGCTACCGATACGTCATTTGCAGCATAAATCCTGTGACTGTTCGAAGCCCTAGGGTGCAAGTAATGGAGATCGTAACCTAGCCACCTAGTCACGACACCCATACCCCACAAATCGTTGTAGTGGTAAGCCCGTCTCCTGGTGAAACCAACTCTCTTAAGAGAAGCTTGCCTCACACCGAATATGCTGCCATAAGGTGTGCCTGCTATTAAGGGGCCCCCCAGCCCAACTATAAGAGCTACGCCTGATGGAGGCACCAACGTCTGGGTGTTAAACCCATCACCAGCGATAGTATATCCGTAGTCTTGCATGTGTTCGATAACGATATTTCCAAATTTTACTCTGTTACTCAACTGACCAATTACGCCCCCAGTAGCAAACGTAGCTTGCTGTCGATATACACACTTGGGTATAGCTACACCGAGCATACTAGATACTACCGCATCTGCTCTTTCAAATGGTGTTATACTATCCTGCTGTGCCATACTCAACTTTCTCAATGTATGCTCAGCGTTTACGCTATTGAAAAACATAAGGTATTCTCCCCAGTACCAACATGCGTTCATGAAGGTTGACTCAAAAATTAATTCGTCATTTTTAGATAAAGACGAAGCTAGATTGCGTACTGCATCTGAAGTTATCATGACACCATCGCCCTCTAACAACATGCCCATTACGGCACGCTTTAGACCTAATTTTGGTAACGAGTATTCTCTCTTGATAGAGTGCCACCAATGTGACTCCACAGTTTCAGTAGCTGGTTGCGCTAACCAATACTTCAAGCCGTTGGTGGCGTTAAGTAAATCTTCATGCCATCGGTGTGTCCCTACCAATATCGAAATAGTCTTAGCAACTTCGTCACTAGTGAATGTGCCTCTAATCTCACGATATTCAGGAACGTAAAATCCTATTACCCTGGCTCTGGATGCTAATAGTTTTAAGTCTTGGTCAACTAACAGAGGTGATGTTCTTTTATTACCTCTAAGTGCCATATTGAGTATCGCCGCCATCTTTGGCGTCAATCCACTGCAATTGATGAACCCGTCTGCTTTTTCCCATGCAGTATATGCTGCTTGCGAATCAGGAAAAATATTTTCTTCATTTTGAAGTATGTTCTGATCATCATTGACTATCTGGTTCCAAGATGAGTGTACCTTATAACAATTATTGGTAAAACCGAAAACTTCGCCAAATGTACGCCCGCTAGTACTGTGACCGTCATTATAATCATACATTTTATGACACACAAAAGTGACTTCGTGAGCCAGGCTCATATAATCAGGGTTCGGAACATCAACACCCAAATCATTCCTAATGACTCTCGGAGGTGCCTGTTCCAACCATTGTAAGAAAGTCTCAGTCAAGTTCAATATATCAATGTCGTCTGGATGTGCGGTCACCCCGTTACGTAAACCGGCCAAGTAATTGCATACCAGCGGAGCGGCGGTCAACGGTTCCATACCTCGTATGTTTTCTATACCGTGTAACTTAATCTCTACTTTGACCCTATGCACGTCCATTCGTTCAATGATTTTGAGCTTCCAGTAAAACTGTAACAACACAGTCAACAATGCAGTAGCGTTGTCATAGAAATCTGCCATTATGGTAGAATTAAAGAAACGATGGATGCGTTGTTCTTTTAGTTCAGTGGAAGGAACAATCTCTCGTAAACGCTTCTCGATTGCTGTAGCATTTGGTAAACCCATATCAGTTATGTACAGAGGGTTTAATCCAGCAATACTAGTCTGATAAAAGTTGGTTGACATTTTTTGTCTAGAACCATATACAGTATTTTTTGATATGATTTTCGTTTTTCTCCTATTAGAAAATTGCTCACCCACAATTTGTCGGTATTTTTCCTCTCCGGCATCTAACTCTTTACCAGTCTTGATGCTTAGCTTATCGATACGGTCTTGCTCGTCACTAGACGTATTAAGACCAACATTTTCGATGTCTACAAGAGACAATTTCATATAATTCTGGATAAAGAACTGACCATTATCGAAACTCGATACGTGGCCTTCAGGGTTGATAAAGATTTTAAGGTAGTTTTTGAAATTCATTTTATTTGTATTGGTTTGGTGTACTGTATGGTACTAGATAGCTTTTTCGTATACGGGAATTT